TATTCCTCGCCGTGCTTTGGAATCGCGACCCTACGGTATACTGCGTAGACGTCCCAATAGGTGAACTCGTCGTCTTCGTCCACCTGTACTGGCAGTTGATTTTCCGGCATCTCCATTTGGTCAGCCAGTGACGGTGCGAAGCCCTCATCCATGAGGTAAAGGGCCTCTAGAACCTCCTGCCACTCAGGCATGGTGCTTCTTACTGCAAATGACCGTGAACACGTGATTTGCGTGCGACGTGACGACTCGCATGGAGCCACCAGCGTACTTGTGCCCGCAGACAAAGTGTTCCAGGATGTACCTGGCAATTTGGTGTGTCATTTCACCTCCCTTCCGAGGTTGTAGGGAACCACCAGTTTGTCCCTATGTCCAATCACGGTTTACTGGTCGCTGTCTCGCCGGATTGGTCAAGAATGTTGTCAGCTGGCGTAGACGCCTGCGTTCCTGCACTTCTCACGAAGTTGGTACGCTTCGTCACCAAGTTCGCGAAGCTTCCGTATCGCCTCGGCGGCGAACGGCGTCTCGGAGTCGTGGAGCACTCGCATCAGCTCCTCGTGCTCCGTCTCGTTGACCGACAGTGTAGTCACGATCTGCACTTTGGCCTCGACCTGCATTTTGTACACCTCCTTTCGTTTAGTTCGTTGCTGCACGGGGTACGTCTTGGGCATGTGGCCTCCTTAGGCAGAAGCAGAAGCCTGGATGTTCTCGACTGCACGGAGCAGGAGCGTCTTGTACGGCTGTCCGGCCTTGTTATACATGACCGTCACCGATTGGACTTCCTGCTTTGAACCGCCGTTGCGGTCGCCGACCGTGATGACATCGCCCACCTTGACCGCATTCTCGAATGCGGTCTGGACGGCATACGTCTTGGTCCACTTGTATGTAACTGATTCCATTGTTCACCTCCTTTCATTGTTCGTAACTTGTGTGGGTGTCCTCACACTTTCTGAGGCTGCCCACACAAGCTACGAAACTCAATCGGTTACTTGTGCCGCTTCGGGTCGGAGCTGATTGTGGAAGAGTGCTTAGACCTCCTCGGACTCGGTAGAGTCTTCGGTGGTCTCGGCAACCTTGGTCTCCTCTGCAGGAGCCTCGGTCACGACGACTTCCGTCGCCTCGTTCGCACGACGGATGCGGTTGGCAACGAATTTCGCTACCCACGCTTCCGCGTCCTCACGCTTCACGCGCTTCTGGTCACCGACCAGAACTGACGGGATCAGCTTGTTGGAGACGTACGAGTACACCATTTGTGGCGCAATCTCCTCGAGGCCCTCGGCCTTGAGACGTTTGTTCGCCAACGTGTGCACACCGTATGCTGTAAGGGTGTCAGACATTATTTTTGTTCACCTCCTCTCGCGAAAACTTGATCATACTACTATTATCTAGCAGAACCCGCGGACAAATCAAGCGTCCTCTTGTGTGCGATTTTGTTGACCGCACCGCACGGAAACTGAGACTGCCTAAACTGCCCGGCGTAGGTTCCACAGGGTCATTAGGTGGTCAGCTCTCCTTCCTGGCGTTGTCATCCATGTTACGGATGAGATCGACGAGGTCCTGACGCGTCAATTCTAAGACGTCCCCTGACGGCAACTGTAACTCCGATGTCAGCGAGTCACGGTTGTCCACCTCCACTTGTTCTAGGCTGTATCGCACGCTGTGCGGCTCCCTTTGTTTGATGTTACTGTAATTATATAGCATGTCCTGAGGACAAATCAAGCGTCCTCTTGGGTCAGATTTTTGGAGTCGAACAGTTCACCGAATAGTTTACTAGTCTGGAGACGTACATATCGTGTAAACTGTTATGAAACTACCGCGTTCATATCGAGTAAACTGTTGCGAAACACGGTCGTTCATATTGAGTAAACTGTTCCGTCAGGATTTAGTAAACTGTTACGAAACCCGGGCCGTCACATGTTACGCATTATATGACGATTACACTCTATGTATACTATGTATGACTATATAGATATAGTAATATATATATAAAACGCCCACGTCCTTTATGCGGAAATTACTCGTCAGGCCCTTGTTTCCGTATATCTTACCAATATATACCTAGCAACGATTTCTACGTTGAGCGTGATATGACAGAATCAACTAATCCTGGGGCAGTGATATAATGTAGTTTCGGACCCTTTTTCGGCCCCTTTTCTGGCACTTCCTCCTGTGGTTTCGTAACACTCCTTCCGGCTGGCAGGCCCAGGCATCTAGGACCCAAACCTCTGACGTAGGGATTGGTCCCAATTTTCAGGTAGAGTGGGCTCACCACGTGCTAAAGTTAGCACCAGCGTCCTGAAGCGTATTGCCTTCCGGCGGAGTGTTGCGGGTTCGCTTACACCTCACTCACCTGCTTTCTGTTACTCAATCCAGTTGGCGTGCGTCGCCTTTTCCCGCGTGTCGTACGACGCGCTGACGTACGCGCCCTGAATTGGATTGGGTGCACGACGACTCCATCTGGTGCCTGTCGTGTCAAACTCGAACGGAATCGCTTCCGTCTCGATGAAACAGTCCAGGTACTCCCTGAACTTCTCTGCGTCCTCATCCTTTACGGCGAGGACAACTCTGTAGTACCGCATTGTCATGGTGCTCCTTTTCTCCCTTGCACTCCCTTAATTATAATGCAGTCCCAGAGGGAAAATCAAGGGTGCTCTTGGGTTCAATTTTTGAAAAGCGGTACGGGGGGCACGCTTTCGCGTACCCCCCGGCTCGCTCTTAGGCGTTGGCCTTCTCATGGCGCTTGGCCACGTACTTCGCGATCCACGCGTCCGCGGCGGCCATCTCGACGAGGTTCTGTCCGTTCTCGTCGTACGACTCGATGTAACCCTTCGCAATGTACTGGTAAACCATTTGCGGCGGGATCTCTTTCAGGCCCGCAAGCTTGAGGGCAGCGTTAACGCGCTTCGCAACTTTGTAACCGGTCATTTCATCTTCTCTTTTCCGGCGCCGCTATCTGCGGCGCTAACTATATTATACTGCGCACCCCACGGTACAAGTCAAGCGATTTTGCGTAAATCTTGCGTAAATGTATTTACGCTTCTGTTAATGTTCCGCACCCCCCGGTTTCAACTCTGACGTAGGGACTCGAGATCACCACGTGACTCACGTGAGTTGGGAGTGATTCCGGACCCCGGTGACTCGGGTAACTCACGTGACTTGGGTGAAACTCCCTTTCCACGTGACTTGGGTGAATGGGCGACCCACCAATACCACGCACTCCGGGTGGAAAGGACCCCCGGTGAGCGGGTGACCCGGGCGACCCTTCCATTCCACGTGGTTTGGGTGGAATTGGGAGAAACAAAACCCCCCGGTGCATACACACCGGGGGGTTTTGTGAGGGTGTGTTACCCCTTCACTACTCTCTTGGTGATGTACCGGCGGGTCCAGTGTTCACACGTGATTGGGTGAACCAGGGATTGACCATTGACCTCAGAGGACTTGATGTACCCCTTGGAGATGTACTGGTAGATCATTTGTGGTGGGATCTTCTTGAGACCCCGGAGTTCCAACTGGGTGTTGACGATCTTGGACATTTTGTAACCGGTGTACATTGTAGGTACCTTTCTTTGGGAATGAGGGGTTGTGAATGGGTGGTTGTTTGAACTTTCCCTCATAGGGAAAGTTTATATCAGGCACCCGCGGGTGAATCAAGTTGACTCCCCGGTGCAAAGGCATAAATCTACCGTAAATGTTGTTACGCTTCTGTTAATCTTCACCAAGTCACGTGACTTGGGTGATATACCCGGGGGTGGACTCACCTATCCCCCTCCACTTTGGTGACTTGTCAAGTCACGTGACTCAGGTGACTTTGTGAAGTCACGTGACTTGGGTGACAATGGCACCCGGGGGAGACAAAGAGGGGACCGGAGGGTACCCGGGCCGACATTCCCGGAAGTTAATAGCCAAAACAATCTGGCCCGTAGTAAAAGGTTAAACTCAAAAACAATTCGGCATACAGATTCGGCATATAGTTCCAGAATAAGTCAAAATTTCTAAAATGAACGGCTTGACTTCCAGATTGGACTGAGTTATAATAGATACATCACTCCTATGGAGTAGAATCGAGTTGACTATGAGCATTCAGCATCTCGTAGCGGTGTTGGCTGGGGTAGCAACCATCGTGTTGTCGATCATCGCGTTGGCGCAAGGCGCGCTCGAGGATCTGAACCTGATCGCCTGGGCAGCACTTTCGGCGGGAATTGGAATTGTGCTCGCCATGGTAGACCTTTCGCCCCTGTGGAAGAAAGGCGGCCCACCCGCGTGACGGACGATGTAAGGGTGCCGGAAGAGAATTGGAATCCTAGGGCTGCCCTCGATAGCTTGGTGTTCGAGGCGCAGCTTGATGGGGGGGATGCGAGCGCCGCTACCAGCCGGATTCTGCGGGAACATTCCCTTCTTGCTGCCCAGTCGATTGTTCACCTAGCAGCCTATAGTCAAAACGACCGGATTCGCTTTGAGGCGTCTAAGTTCGTAGTCGACCGGGTGCTGGCACAATCTCTCGACGCTGACATTCGGTTGCAAACAGAACAGACCCGCCTCGTTGGGCAGGCTCTGTTCGCTGCAGTGCGTGCTCTAGGCTTGAGATACGGTTTCGATCCGAACTCTGCAGACGTCAGGGAATTGGCGCACGATACCATCCTCACCTTAGCAGCTAACACGGTAGAGGACACCTAGTGGCGGTACGCGTCTCGCCTAACGACCCACGACTCTTACTTCATGGTGTCGCGACTCAATGGTTTGGACCCCCTCGTGATCCAGAGGAGTGGTTCAAACGGCATCACGTACACTTGTGGTCCGGGCAGCGTCGGGTACTGAATTCCATCCGCTCCAACAGATACACCGTGGTTCCTTCGGCTCACGACCTCGGTAAATCGTTCCTTGCGGCTGCGGTAGCCTGTGAGTGGGTAGAGGAGCACGAGCCCGGGGAAGCCTTTGTTATATCCACCGCGCCTACTGCACCGCAGGTTAGTGCTGTGTTGTGGCGTGAAATCGAGGCCCTACACCGACGGCATTCCCTTCCTGGTCAGATCAACATGGGTAGGATTCCTGAATGGAAGATTGGTAAAGCCCTTGTAGGCTATGGCCGTAAGCCCGCCGACTATGACGAAACTGGTTTCCAGGGCGTCCACTGTCGTTACCCATTAATTCTTGTGGATGAGGCAGCCGGCATCCCCGAGCAGCTCTGGACGGCGGTGGACGCCCTGGCAACCAACGAGTCAGCACGAGTACTGGCTATTGGGAACCCCGATGACGCGAACTCCCAGTTCAAGTTGATGTGTGACCCGGGCTCTGGTTGGAATGTTGTGGTCCTAGACGGCCTCGCATCCCCGAACTTTTCCGAAGACGAAGTGCGGGCCGCTAGTAACATTCCTAACCAAACGGGGAACTTGTACGAGTACATGGTAGACTCTAACATCCCGTTTAGCAAGGAAAAGATACCCTACGACCTCTCCCAGTTGCTCCTTTCTCCTCTGTGGGTCGCAGAACGTATGGTCAATTGGGGCGTTTATAAGGATTCTGACGGGGTATGGCAAACCTCCGCCCTGTGGGAATCGCGTGTAAGGGGCCGGTTCCCCTCGAGATCCGCGAACGACGGCGTTATTCCCTTGTCTTGGGTACAGCTTGCGGTCGATCGGTGGCATGCATTCAAGGCGTCTGGTATGCCGGTCGATGAACTTCTGGGGTCTCATATATTCTCCTGTGACGTCGCCCGATTCGGTGACGATGAGACGGCGATTGCTGAGCGTGTAGCGCATGTCGTGCTCGACATCCAGCGTGTTGGGCAGCAGGATACTCAGACGACTGCACTTAGGCTCGCGAGGCGCATGGATCCGTATCCCTCGTCGATGGCGATCGTTGACGTTGTTGGTATTGGTGGAGGCGTTGTTGACCGACTCCGGGAAGAAGACAAGGAGGTCCTGAGTTTCAACAGTGCAGCGCGCACCGAAATGATGGACGGTCAAGGCGAATTCACTTTCCCCAACACCCGCAGCGCAGCTTGGTGGAACTTGCGTGAGATGCTCGATCCATCGAACCCTTCCACCAAGCTGTGTCTGCCTCCTGACGATATGTTGATCGGTGACCTGGTGGCACCCCGATGGAAAGTACTAGCTGGTGCCAAGATCGCTGTTGAGCCGAAGGAACAAACAAAGAAACGGCTCCGGCGTAGCCCAGACTCGGGTGACACTGTAGTAATGTCCCTGTGGTTCGCAGGCATCGATACGGGTGAGGCATTTGTTACCGAATATGGTGGCGAATCTGAGTACACGGCGGAGTACAGATGAGTAACGTACTCCCAGCAACTCCGTCAAACGTCACTCCGCCTATCGATCCTGAAGCCCGTCCTGAGATGGAACAAGAGCGTGGAACAGCTTTTGACTATGTTGCAGGCGACCTTGTCTTCGCTTTCCAGCCAAATCTGCCGGAAAATGTTGGCCTTGTTTACGACTACCGCGAGCCAACAGTTGTCCAACTCCAGGAGATGTTGGACAACGATGGCAAGGCAAAGTCCCTGGAACAAGTACTTTCGATGCCTATCATTGGCGCTGGATGGCATGTTGTGCCTGGAGAAGGCAATGACGACCACGAAACAGCGCAGTGGGTTGAGGAATTACTGCGTAAAGACACACCCTCAGGTGGTATGAAGACGCCAATGGAGACGGTTATCGCGCAGATGACCTCTGCTTTCACTTTCCGACGCTCATACCATGAAAAGGTGTTCAAGCAGGACGAAAACAACCAAGTTGTGTACGATAAGGTCGCTTTTCGTCCGGCAGACACGTGTACAATGCTTCGTCACACGAAAACCGGCGACCTTATGGGCTTCAATCAGTGGGTCTGGGGTCAGCCTTTGCAGGTTCCTATTACTGTTCCATACGCTTTAGTGTACGTTCATGGGCAACATCGCAACCCGATCAAAGGTCTTTCTGACCTCCAGGTGTGCTATCACAACTACAGGACGAAGGAAAAGCTCAAGTTCCTGTGGTACACCTACTGTGAGACGATGTCACTTCCTCGGACAATCGTGCTTGCGAATGGTGACTCAGCCGCGAAGAAAGCGGCTCAGACGATCGCAGCTCTCAAGAACGCCGGAGTTGCTGGCATTCCGAAGGAGTGGGTCACAGAGATTATCCCCCTTCAGCCTAACTCAGGTGGCGCCCGTGAGTTCCAGGAGGCCATCGCCTACCTAGATTCGCAGTCGGCCCTCTCGCTCCTCGCAGGGTTCACGGACCTTACCGGTCGAGCTATGGGTACGGGTACAGGAATGGGCTCCGGAACTCGTGGGTCATATGGCCTTTCGCAGTCGCAGATCGCGTTCTTCATGACAATGCTGAAGGCCTACGCTACTGAGCTAGCGACGACTGTTACTCAGGGCCTAATCCAGGACCTAGTACGTTGGAACAAGGGAAAAACCGTTCAAATCCCGCAATTTGCTGTTGGCCCACTAGAGGAACAGGATGTTACACAGGCATTTGGGATGCTACAAACGATCGCCCAGTCGCCAGTGATGAACGTTCCGATTGAGTTTGTTGAGCAGTTGACGTTGCTAGTTGCTGACGAACTTGGCATCAACACCGACGTAATTGAGGAAGCGTTCCAGAACTTCCAGCCGATGCAACAGCAACAGCAGCTTGGTGCCGCTGCTGATGTCGGTGCACAGGTCGCAACGCAGGCACAACAAGAGATGGGTAACCTACCGCAGCAAGAGCAACAGCCTAGAGCGGGGACACAGTAATGATTCAACTTACTGCGGAGACTCCAACCGCTTCAACTGTTCCTGAGCCTTTCGGTAAGCCTTCAGGTCCTGGTCTTTGGCATGTCAAAGGAATGATGTTGCCAGCCTACATTCAGCACGTTGCGCACGATCTCCTGAATTCAGGTGCAGCGAAGTCAGTTTCACAGGCGATTCAGATGGCTGTTGGCATCGTTCGTAAGTGGTCGAAGGGAATTCCTGTAGGAGGTGAGACCAAAGTGGGTGGAGGCAAAACGGGTAAACACCCTGGGAAGATTCACCCAGACGTACAGGCTGCTGCTGTAAAGGCGATGGCTGAATGGGATGCGAAGCGAGCGCGGGCCCATGCACAGCACGCTGCTCACGAGCACAGTGTACGTAGGTTCGACGGGTGGGGTAGCGTAGTGGATCTGGCTACTGTGCCAAGTCCAACTGCCGCCACACGCAAAGCGGCGCTAAAGCGAGGTGCAGCGCTACCCCATCCGTCTGGTTCACCAGGTAAGGCGCGATTCCCGATGACCAATCGCACTTTGGCATCGCGAGCTGTGAAAATGGTGCAGCTCGCCAAAGGTGACAAGACTGCGATTCGACGCCATATCATGGCTGTCTGTCGGAAGAATGGCTGGGCTGATCTGATTCCGGACAACTGGAACGCAGACGGAACGACTAGCGGAGGTGACTGATGGCTGACAGAGTTAGTCGTACCTGTTCAAAGTGTGGGCAGACGGACGACCATCCACATCACGTACAGTACGTTGCTTTCACTCACCCTGTAACAGGTGAAGGTACGGACTTGTCCGTTAGTAAACACGTCGACTGTTGTGCTGAGGATGGTTGCCCGATCTGTTCGCTTGACATGCAGTACGCTCCAGAGGGTGCGCACGGTACAACCATGATCGAGTTCCTAGAGAATCGCCCTGTGGAACTCAAGCAGCGACTGTTCGAGGAACAAGGTGCGGAGACTGGTGACTTTCAGATTCCCGTCACTGCAGAGGAGGAGTAATGGCGAATCTCGTAACCGTTGAGGCAAACGCACTCTTGAACGCATCGTCGGGTCAGGCTGCCTATACCAATCCGACTGCGCCTGTCAAGGTAGCGTTGGCGTCGACGACGGGAACTGCTACCGTAGCTGGAACGGAGATATCTGGCGGTCCTGGACCATATGCTCGTCAGTCGATCACGTTCAGCGCCGCGTCTGCAGGTTCGATCACCAACAGCGGTGCTCTAAACTTCACCGGGATGCCTGCCGTTACCGTTACGGGTGTCGATGAGTATGACTCAGCTGGCACACCTGTCCGGCGCTGGTTCGGTGCACTTACTGCATCTAAGGCCACGAACTCAGGCGATACCTTCACAATCGCCGCTTCCTCCTATACGAAGACTCTAAGCTAGTATGGCAACCATCACTAACACCTTTACTTCGACAGGTACTTGGATCTGTCCTCCTGGGGTGTCTTCGGTTCAGGTACAGGCCTTTGGTGGTGGAGGTGCCGGGGGTCGTCAGCAGAACTCTACAGGCTCTTGTGGAGGCGGAGGCGGAGGTGAGTTCGCTCAAGAGAACGCGGTGGCAGTAACGCCTGGTACTAGCTACACTGTTACGGTCGGAGCAGGAGGAGTTAGTGCTGCATCGCCAACGAATGGAGGTGACTCACAATTTACTGGTAACAGCCTAACTGTTACTGCTCATGGTGGTCAGACGCCTGCTAACAACGTAGCAACTGCAGGTGCTGCTGGTACAGGATCGACTAACGCTACACACTTCAACGGAGGCGCCGGAGCAGCTGGTGCAACGGGTGGTGGCGGTGGTGGATCGTCTGCCGGTACAGCTGCAATAGGGAATGCGGGATCGAGTCATACAGGAGGCGCTGCACCTGTAGGCGGTGCAGCTGGTGGTGGTGGAGCCACGACTGCAAACACTCAGGGTACTGCAGCATCCTCGCCCGGAGGTGCAGGTGGAGGCGGCTACCGTACAACGAGTGGTACCATTGCAGGTGGTGCAGGTGGCGGAGGACAAGTAGCTCTAACGTTCAACGACCCCTTTATACAGGGCAATACGTTCGCTGGAGGATCAACCGGTATTGGCTCTCAAGCGGTTGCGTTCTTGTCTAATGTCACTGCTGGTGACTTGATCGTAGTGGTCGCCAGTTGGAGCTTGGGGTCAGGTGACACTGATATGACCCTAACCGACACTCAGGGTAACACCTATTCATCCCCGATGAAGTGGTACATCACTAACCTTACTCCAAACTTTGGTACCCGAATCTTCTACGCCATCGCAGCGACGACCGGACCCTGCACTATCACGGCTACCCTGTCTCCGTTCAACGCTGCCTTTACTCGCATCCTGATTCATGAGTACGTCGGTTATTCCGCCTTCGATGTCGGTGACGGTATCAACTACGCGGGTACGACGGCAACTAAGACTATTACTACGACCGTAGCGAGCGATCTGATTGTCGCCTTCTGCACCGACAACACCGGAGTCAACTCGTATTCGGCTCCACTGGCAGTCCGTCTAACGGCTTCGGGGGAGAGCTCGGGCGATAATACAGGGACGACGAACACAGCTGGAGTCCAGACTATCACGTGTAATACAGGAAGCGGCCCTGGTGGTATGTACGTCGCGTCGTTTAAGCCAACTAGTGGTGGTCCAGCTACCGTTTCTGGTGCGGTTACAATGGCGGGGACTGCTGGGATGACTGTATCTGGAGCGGTAACTGAGCTTGCAACCGTGGCACTAGCGGGGTCGGCTTCAATGACGGTTGCAAGCTCAGTTACCGAGCTAGCAGGAACTACGCTATCCGGATCAGCCTCTTTGACTGTTAGTGCTACTGTCAAAGAGGTTGCGACAGTATCGATGAGCGCGTCTGCATCACTCACTGCATCAGCCACGGTAGCGGGTGGTAACGCAGCTGTTTTGTCGGCAACGGCCGGTCTAACTGCTGCTGGACAGCGAACAGCTATTGCCGGTGTTTCGATGACAGGTAGTGCAACGCTACTAGTCGGAGGTACTCTTCGACAGTTTGCGACTGTATCGATGTCTGCTACAGCATCACTAGCCTGCGCAGCTAACACCTCTGTAAGTGGTACCGTACAGCTGATTGCTACTACTGGTATGGTGGTTGTCGCTACTACGTCAATACCCAGCGCAACGCCAGCCTATGGGATGATTTCCGTATCTCGTGTGTACAATGTAGACCTAGCTATCTCGAAGGTGAGTGACGTAGAACTACAGCTGGCGAGCGTAAACAGCGTGAGTCTAGAGGTGAAGTCATGAAGGTATTTGACCAGGGTGACATCATTCGTCAAGTGGCTACGTTCTCGAACGACGCAGGCCCTGTAGACC